AACCTGTGTAAATAAAATTTGTAGCTTGATAAATATAACCATTATGATTTTGGCTAGTGTCTGCATAAGAAACAATAATTGATGGTTTTTTTAAAAATTTAAAAGAATTACTAATTAAAAACGATGCTTCATTTTTAATATTGTTTTTTAAAACTAATCTATTTAACTCTAAAATTATATTTTTATATTCATCCCCAGCTATTCCTCTACATAATGCCTGTGATGGTGGAGATCCATAAGTAACAATGCCAACTAATTCATTCTGGTAAAACAAACCAAAAGAATATGTTATGCTTGGCATCCTTTTTGCATAATGAATATGTAAAATAAATGGTTTTGTTTCATTGTAGGAAATTGGCAAAACCTTATAACCCTCCATTATTTCGGCAACCCATTGATTAAATGTTTCACCTTACTGTCGGTTGTATCAATATACCCTAATGCAACCTTATCACTTTTCCATCCAACAACTTTCATAATCTCCTGCTTCGATGCGCCATTGTCCGACAGCCAAGTTGCGTGTGTGTGTCGGCAATCATGACGAGTTTTAAATGGCACTTTTGCCAACTGCAACATCACATCCCATCTTTGAGGAATGCCCTTGCGATTGTTCTGATCCTGGTGCTGGTGTTTCCATTCAAATAAAAAACCCTCCCTATCATTAATCCTATCCAAAAATTCCCTTACTCTTTCGTGCATTGGAATTGTTCTCCATTCCTGCGTCTTGAACTGCCAAATGTTCAGCATATCATTTTCCATGTCAATCATCGGCTGATGGTTTTCAGGATTTTTTTCTTTCCAATTCATATTCAGAGCTTCACTAATGCGACAGCCGGTATAGATTAAAAATATCAGCAACATTTTTATTTGCGCATCATCCGTATTCTCCACACAGCGATTGACTTCCTCCACAGTAAAATGCCTTTTTTCCACCGATCTATTACCGAGAACTTCAAAATGCTCAATGGTTGGATCTTTGCACCAGTCCTGCCTTGCTCCGTAGTGCAACACTTTGGAGACAACGGCAATATAGTTATTATTGGCTGTATTGAATTTTCTTGATGCTTCCTGTCTTTCATCATACGCCAAGTCTCGCAGTTTAACTCCCTTGTATTTTTCCAGAACTGGAAACATCTTAAAGGCGTACTGGGAGATCAAGTCATTATTCAATTCGCTTAAATGATGATGACCAAGAATTTCATTGACTCTTTTAAACAAGGACATTCTGTTTGATCGTGGGCAATGATTGGAGTTGTTGTACATTTTTTCCAAGCATTCGCTGAAGGTCATGTGGTTTTCATGTTCCAGACCTAAAATAATTTCCCTTGTTCTTGCAGCACAAACCCTCTCTGCATCAGCTTTTTTCAAACAGCCAGTTGATTCCTTTACAGTTATTCTTTTCCTTCCAAAACGAACTGTTCCTCTAATGTAATAGTAAGGACTTTTCCCATCTTCTCTTTTAAATATAGTAAGCATATTATTTCTCCATTCCTTTCTTAAATCCTTCTTTTAATATATGGCTAACAACATCAATAGTCCATCCATCTCCCAATAGGTCTTGTGCTTGATTATATGAAACTAAATTAGTATAGCCAGCTGGAACGCATTGTGCTTGTTCCAATTCTCGTCTTGTCAAAAATCGACAAAAATCATCAAATGCAATTAAACCGGAATTAGGACTCCTGTCTTGCTTTCTTGTTAAGCAATAGATTTTTTTAGCATGAGTAATATTATGGCAATTTCCTATGCCATTGAAACCATTTCCATTATTCCACATTTTAATTCTTGAAGGAGTTTTATTTACTTTAAAAAGTTTGCAATATTCATAATTCGTATCCTTATAGTCTTGAAAATTAATATTCCTGTCCTTTAGAAGCGTATTTTGAGTGGGTAAGTTAGTCCAATATATTCTAGCTCTTCTTTGATAGCTCACCAATGTTGAATTAATGTGCATTCCAATAACTCCCAAATATTTATTCAATTGTTTTTCCGATTCTTTTTTCATTCTAACATTTTCCAATAAAAAATATTTTGGCTTTAATTCTTTAAGTATTCGTAAATATTCATAGAAGAGAATTGATTTTTTTCCTTGAAGTCCTAATTGCTTGGTATTGGCAGAAGAAAAATCCTGGCAAGGAGATCCACCAATAAGCAAATCAATTTTAGGCAATGCAGATAAATTGATATTTCTCACATCTCCTAATTGAATCGTATTAGGAAAATGATGTTGAGTAAGTTTAATGGCATTTTGTTTAATTTCGCTGGCAAAATATTTATCATATTTAATATTAGATTTTTGCAATGCCAATTGACCACAACTCATGCCATCAAACAAACTTAAAACATTCATTATTGAGCAACCTTATTATTAGGTTTAGGATATTGTTTTGCAAAATCTTCATCAAGATTTAATTCTCCAATATCCAAATCAGCATTTCTATATAATTCTCTGTGGGCATTCCAATTAGCACCCACAGTATCAACTAATCTATAAACAACTCTATGAAACAAAGTTGTTCCCCATCTGTAATCTTTAGAAAAATGAAAATTAAATATTTTCATAAATGGGTAAAGTAATATTGCATTAATTTTTCTCATTTTTTTCTCCAAGTTTTTAATCATTATGTATTTATAGCATTATATCACCAAGTATGTATATAGCTAATATATGGCAGAAAACAGCCATTATTTAACATAGTGGGCAGGGAGTGGGCAACTAGTGGGCAGTTTTAAGTCGTATTTTTATCTTCATCCTTGATGGGCGTGTACGCTGTTCTTCTTTCCATTGCATACACATCTTCATCATCATACTTATAATCTGGATGCTTTCTTCCTTCCTCTAGTTCCTTTAAATCTGTTTCTGAAGTTGTCTTGTGGACAGCAGATGATATGGCTGTTGAGATGTTTCCTCTTTCACCTAATACAGTTTCAGCTTTTTCATCTTCTTCCTTGCGATGACCTTCATAAATTAAATTATAAAACTTATTTGGCAGCAACAGATCATGGTCAAGTGGATCGCTATATACAATGCACCAATGAGTATGAACGGCAGTCTGGCACTTGCTCTGCCATCTCCTGAAGTGATGAACATTCTTTGGTGGACTTGTTCCTTTGGTCAGGTAGTGCAGCATTTGGGTATTGTCCAGGATGCGAGGAGTTTCCTCGTTTTCAAAATACAATTCCCAGAGCTTATCAACTTTCAATCCGTTCTCATTCTCCCCACCATGATCTATCTGATTAATTCTAGTTATTTTTTTACTCATTGAATATTCCTTTGCTTAATATGTAGTGGCTAAATAAATTTTTATTAATTAAAAATGCTTTTTTAGAGTGGTCATCTCCCTTACCAATAAACTCAACTAATTTTAATTTATTGAATATAATGCACTCCAATATTTTTTTGGGAGTAATCCATAAAAAATTAAATCCATCAAAGATTACCCAGTAATCAGCTTTGGTTGAAAATAATGCAGAAGGCTTATCAAACATTTCCACTTCAATAACAATGTTGCCTGTGTCTTGACTTTTCTGGTCTAATTTAACTTCTACACTTTTATCAATTTCTGGAATCCAAATGTCATAACCAGGAAAATAACCATCAATAATTGTAGCAGCAGGATATTTAGGTTTAATTAAATCAAGCACCATGCTCTCAACTGATTTCCCTGCATCCAAATCTCTAGCGAATGTTGTCATGGAGTCAACCCTCCCAAGCGCATTTCTGCCCTCAAAGTGGCATTGGCATCAGCCATCAGTTCTATTTTAGTTGTAATGCGATCCAATTCTGAAAACGCTTCATCCATCAGCTCTTCAGCTTTTTCCAAGTGAACTTCTACCTCTTGCACTTCCGGATCAATCTTTGCTTTTGCTTCGGCATCCTTGACTGCGTGTTTTTCATTGGTCAGAAAACGATAATGCAAAAATCTACTGGACAATTTTTTATCTAGCATTCGTGTTAATTTTTTAAACATTCTTTTGGACTTGCGATAATTAATGATAGCTTCCATCTTGGCTTCAGCGATCTTGTGAGGATCGTATCGGTTTAAAGTATTATCAAGACTCATCTAGTTCACTCTCCAGTTTATCGGCTATTAATCGTAAATTTTTAATTCTTAATTCTTTGTTGTATTTTTTATCGGAATGACATCTAGTGTGGCAGGAACGACAAAGACAAATGAGATTTTCAATAAAATCTTTAAATTTACTTCCTCCCATACCTTTATTTTGAATATGATGAATGTCTGTGCCTAACCAATTACCACAAGCTGTGCATTGAAAAGTTTGTGCAATAGTTAATTCTGGCAACCAGAAATCATCATAAATTTTAATGTGTTTTTTCATTTCTTATTTGCCTTTATTCTTTCTTTTTTTGTTTTTAATTTTTTGCCTTTTTTTGTTTCTCCTGTACTTCGATCCTCTTTTTCTCCTGCCTCTGTGTTTTTTTGGGTATCCCATTCAATCATTTCTTCTCTGCTATTCTTTCGCCTATGGCATAGACCATAACAGCAATAAAAATTAAGACGATTAGCATTAGTGCATTAAGAACGATGAGTGCCATGCTTCTCCTTGATCCACTTGATCGGAATTGTTTTATCGAAAAATTGAAAGCCGTACTTGATGCACCAGTCGGCATAGGTTGTTTTTGATCTCTTGTATATTTTTGACTTGGAGTTGCTGAACACAAAGCGAATATCATAGGCATCGCCATATTGTTTTCTAATCAGCAAATGTTTTTTTCTGTCTGACAGAACAAACCGACCTTTGGTTTCAATTAAAATGCCGTTAGCCAACCTGAAGTCAGGTATGTATTTGTGTGTTTCCTGTGGCTGGATGTAAAGTATAACCAGTTTTTCATAAGTAAATTCAATTCTAAATTTTTTAAGTTGCTTGGCAACCAAGACCTCTAAACCTGAACGATACTTATTCATCAATAATTTTATGTACATCTAAAGATGGTTTTTTGTTAATGTGGTGCAGGATAGTCGTATGATCTTTATTTAAAAATCTTGCTATATCGCTATAATTCTTTTGTGTTCGTTTTTTTGCCATGTGAATAAAATCTCTTCTTGCCCTAATTAAATATTTGTGCCTTCTTTGTGATAAGAAATCATTTATTTCAATCCTGTAAAAATTGCATACCTTTTGTGCCAAATAATGTAGAGATCCAATGACATAATCCCTTGAAATATTATAATTCTCCACGAGCTTTTTAACTTTTTTTATTTCTTCCTGTGTTAATTGTTCTTCAACTTCCATAATTTACAAGCGAGGACAGTTTCCCATCCTCGCTTCTCCCTGATGTGTTAAAATGGTATATCATCATCATCCTGCGCATCATTGCTATTAACTGTTTGTTGCTGTGGCACAGGTTGTTGTGGCACAGGTTGCGGTGGTGCAGGTTGTTGTGGCTGATACCCTCGTGGATCAGCTTGATAACCACCTTGATTTTGCATTGGTTTATCCGGTCTAACCTTTTTAACCATAAGTTTAAAACCAGTCTTACCCAATGGAAAAGTAAAATAAGGTGCGTTGTTATCGAACTTATCTTGATTCTCCCAACCCTTCGCCCACACCACTCTTTTTTTTCTAGGTTGCCCTGTACTTTTATCGACATATTCCTCGATATAAAATAGTTCATGCGTTGGCTTGGTGGGTTGATTGTAAGCCATTTCTCTCCCTCCTTCCTTGTTCACAAAAATTGACTACATTGCAGTACGAAGCGCATCTCCGAGCCACAGATGGTCTTATCTCAATTGATGTATCTTTAAAATTCTTTGCATGGTCTTGAGCATCTTCCCTGTCATCAAAAAGTTTCAATGCCCTTTTTTTACCTTTTTTCATTACGGCAAACTTTGCTGGATCTTTCCACAGTTCCTTGTCGGTGCAATCAACCTGAATCTTCTGGGTGTGGAACAGTTGATCTGCCTGTTGGTGAGTCTCCACTCTTGACCTCATGTATTCATCTTGCTTTTCATTTGACCATAGCCGAATAGCAATGACCTTGATTTGCACATCAGGATAATCAATGTCAGGATCATATCCTGCCTTTTCACTTTCAAACCACGCCTTTGATTTTTGCCAATCCCTTGCCAATGCAATTATTCTTGCTCCCTCAACAACATATCCGTTTTGCCGTAGCAGCCAAGCATAGCCGTTCAACTGGTTTTCCCATTCATCCTTGTAACCTTTGGGGTGATAGGTATTTTTAAATATTTGCCATGTGGAAACGCATTTGTAGTCATAGATGGTTGCCTTTTTAATGGGCAAGAGCTGTTGGTCAGCTTCCCATTTGCCTTCCACTAATTCCGTTATGACCTTTAGCTTGTCGATAGCTCCAGAGACAGTCCATCCATTGCATTTGCCAAAAAATCTTTTCTCCAGGATTGTGTTCTTATCCTTGTCGGAATCTTCAAACAGCTTGTGAACGGCATTGCCGAACACTCGCCATATGACTTCCGATACATCCTCTTCCAGTTTGTCAGCGTATTCTTCCTTGAGTATTTTTATTTTTGGTGCGTCTATTAGTTGCGTCATGGAAATATCAGCATCGCCTCTATGATATTTAGAGGAATACAACTCAATGGCAGAGACGATGCTTTTAGGTAAACCTCTTTTATTTGTAAGGGTTACCATTCGTTATACTGGAAGTTCAAACTGCATAATGACAGAATAAACCATTATGCAAGACCAAACAAACATCAGTAAAACTCCTATTATAAATTCTTTATTCATTTGCTAAACTCACATTCTTTCATTAATGAAATTAATTTCCATTTAAAGAAAATTTGTTGCCAAGAATAATATTTGGCTGAATTTTTTTTAGAAATTTTCTTATCTTTATGGATAGCTTCTCTTAATACTTTTTTTAACACTTCCACTCGATGCCAGAATTTTTTTTCAGCATTAGATACTTCATCCGATTGAACTAAAATAAAATTTTGTTTTATCATCTGTGTTTTCCTTTCAAGTGCAGGGAGTCAGTACACGGATTTAGATTTATGAATAAATCGAGACAACCAACTCCCTACTAATCAAATTAGGAGCAAACTAACATGATCTTATGTGGATTAGTAGTTAATAAATTGAATTTCGTCAATACATAATATATATCGACAAAATAAAATTAATTCTATATTTGTTCTTATGCAATGAAAATCTTTTGTAGATTATGCAACGAAATGAAGGAATTTAGGGAATCTCTATCAAAAAAACAAATAAGGGTATTGAAATTCATCATTGATTTTAAGGCAGAACATGGACAAATCCCAACAATCAGGGAAATGAAAGAAGGTTTGAACTACAAGTCAAACAGCATAGTGCATCATCACATAGATATTCTGGTCTATAAGCAATATCTCGCCAGAAAACCTTACTGTGCCAGATCACTTGTTATTTTAAAGGAAATTTTATGAATAAAGAAAAAATGGAAGCTATTTGGTTTTGGAAGGATAAGTGGCTGACTGGAACAAGGGATTTAACTCCACAGCAAAAAGGACATTATATTGACATGATTTGTTCATCTGACGGCAAGGGTTTGCCACAGGATATAAGAGAAATCTACCAATTGATATTGCCGTTCACCGAAGATCCAGAAATAATTGAGGAATATAAAAAAGATATTCATATTATTTTAAACAAAAAATATCAGATTGATGAGGAAATAGGCAGGTATATTCAACTTTTTCAGGAAGAGCAGCACAGCAAGGGTGTGGAACTAAAGGTTAAAAGAAGAAATGCTAGGCTTGGAAAGGGAGATAAAAAAGAAGTTTTGTTACAACAAAAGGGGGTACAAGAAGACCACAAGCTAGATGTAGATGTAGATGTAGATATAGATAAGATAAGTATAAATAAGAAGGCAGAACTCTTTGCTGCATTCTGGGAGTTGAACAAGAACAAGATCCAGGTGGGAGATGCAAAAAAAGCGTGGGTTAATTTGCCTGATGATTGGGTGCAAAAGCCAGAAGAGTTAGCCAGACTCTACAACAATCATTTTGCAGATAAAAAGGACTTTGCCAAACATCCTTCCTCATGGCTCAATGCCGAAGCATACCTCGATCAAAAGCCAGATATGTCAGCTCCAATTGGAACAGATAATAGTCCTGCAAGATTAAAGATGTTCCAGTCGGACAAAATTACGCCATTTTTAAAGAACTACGCACAAAAATACGAGCAGGAAGTAAGGGATGCTGTAAGAAATAATGATTTAAGCAAGGACAGGGCAGAAGAACTAGGCATTTCCATTTAAAAAAAAATGCCCAAAAAAAATAAAAAGAAAAACTCTCTCCCAAATACAATTGACTTGGGTGGTCAAGAGCTAGTTCGTGATGACAAGAACAGCACTCTGGTCAGGAAGGTTGATGGAGAAAAGTTCAGGTTGGCTTTTTATGGTACAGACCGGCATTTAGAAAAGCTCTATAATTCTATATTGGACAACTATTATGCCAGAGGATTGCTTGACATAAAGGATAAGGACATCAACAGCAGGAGATACTGGGCAGGAAACAGGTTTGAAAAGATATGCCATAGGGCAGGACTCAACACTAAAGTCACAGCTAGAATGGAAGAATACATTGGTGGATCAAAGGAAGAGTTCGTTCATCGCAACATAGACGCACACTCGGAGTTTCATACTGTCATCAAGGCACTTGGAACTTTTAGGCATAAGCCAGTCTGGGATATTCTTTGGTGTGTCATTGTTCTCAACCAACCTGCACAGCACAGAATGGATGAACTGCGAGAGGCACTCGACAAGTTAATCATTTATTTTGATATGTAATTTTTTTTTGATGTTCTATATTCATACCTATTAACAAACCGATTGTAATCCACTATAAATATATACAATCAATATAATTACGACAACATTCATAGCCATCCTTTGAGATGGTTTTTTTATTTTTATGCCAGAACAAAAACTCTTCATTGCAGTTTTGGTTCAAGGATTCACAGACGCTTTAAATAAATTTCTTTGGTTAAGCAGATCCAACAAAAGATTCCATAGGGAAGCAAAGGACTGGATAGGAAGCAACGACTTCGACCAGGTCTGCTCTTATGCAGGTTGGCAGCCAAACCAAGCAAAGGAAATCTATACAGACATAAGCCGACATAAACACTATCTTACAACAGAGGACATCAGATACCTGCTCAATGAAACTTTTAGTAGACGATCTGTTTTGTAGTATGTTCATGGTGTCCAATCCTGAAACAAAACAGCCAGAAATCATCATTAGGTTTACAAACTTCAATTCGGAACAGGAAGCCATTGACTTTGCACACGCATTCAAGAGCTTACCTCAATACGAGGACATCAAAGCCGAAGAAGTAAAGGTAACGATACACTAATGCCGGAACAACAACTCATACCAATTAAAAAAGGCAGACCGACCAAATACACCAAGACTCTAGTCAAGGACATCATTGACAAGCTCTCTCGTGGCATCTCGATAAGGGATGCAGTAAAGGAGTGTGGAATCACTTGGGCGTGTTGGCGCAACTGGATCTTAAAGGATGAGAAGCTGAAAGACGCTTATGTCCGAGCAAAGGAACTCGGCATTGAATACATCATGGGAGACCTGGACAAGAGGATTGAGAACGCTCTGGACAAGCACAAGATCAGTATGTCAGAGGTTAAGCTGCTCGAAGTCTATTCAAAGAATATGCAATGGAAGGCAGGGAAACTTGCTCCTAAATTTTACGGCACGGAGAAACAAAACCAAACTCTTTCCATCACAGGCAATGACGATAAGAAGATAGAGATAAGTTGGCAAAGCTAACTACATTCAAAAACTGTACATTCAACCCTGTGCATAAGGGGATATACCATGTACACAATGTCATCAATTGTTTCTTGAAATAGTTTACAATCATTCCAAATAGCAATGAAAAGACATTGAAACAATCAGTAACATAAGGCGTGTAAATGGAATTACTATAGGTTTATCAAGGAGGGATTGTGAAATTTGTATTTTTTTACACAAAACCCTTGTGTAATCTTATTTTTTTTAATAAAAACAATAAAAAACTACAAGACCAAGTAAATTTCTCTAGGTTATAAGCCAATTATAAACAAAGTGGGCAAGTTCTGGTCAAAACCTGACCAGCTTCGATTGATTTGATTGAAAAATAATTCAAGCACCCCACGCAACTTCTTGCAAATTGCAAGGGAGCAACTTCAACACAAGACAAATTCCCTATGAGCTTTCAATATGAAATCAAATCCTGTAGCCAAAGACTTACGGACATCCAAATATAAAATGCGAGTAAAGAAAAACAAGAAAAAATACACTAGAAAACAAACCTTCAATGATCCCTTCAAGGACTTGATAAAGGCGATGGAGAACAAGACGCACTATCCTGACCGAGTAGGAAAGGGAGTAGTGAAAGGCGATGATGTGGCATCAATGAGAGACATAATTAATAATGAGCAGGGAAGCAAGGATGTGTGAAGATTGTCATACCCTATAAGCCACGAAAGCATCAAAAGGAAGTTCACGACAAGTTAAAAAGATTTAATGTCTTGGTCTGCCACAGGAGATTCGGCAAGACTGTTTTGTGCATCAATGAGTTAATTAAACATTGTCTGCAAAACCCTCTGCCCAGACCTCGTTGCTATTACATAGCTCCAACCTATTCAATGGCAAAAAGGACTGCATGGGATTATTTGAAAGACTACACAAGCGTCATCAAGGGAACGGAATATCACGAAACAGAGTTGAGATGCGACTTGCCCAATGGTGGCAGGATACAGCTTCTCGGAACGGAACGACCTAACTCGCTGCGTGGTCTTGGAATAGACTACTGCGTGATGGATGAGGTTAGTCAATTTCCTCCCAGACTCTATCATGAGATTGTCCGACCTGCATTGGTGGACAGATACGAACTAGGAAAAGAGCAGAAGTTTTTAAGTGGCAGGATGATCGCCATCGGAACGCCACAAGGTCATAACACCTTCTTTGACTTGTACGACC